ACGCACCTTCCTTATTCAGATTTTAAGAATTTTGATGAATGGAAAGTTAGATTCAGTTATATGATTTACATTGAGCGTGTGTTGAAAATTAGCGTAGATAAAGGAAAAAGATTTTTACCTTATCAATACAATTCTGAGATATTAAAATGGCTTTGGATTCAAATAAAACACTTTCTGAAAATAACATGATACATCAAGTAGATAGTTACCAAGATTGCCCTCTATTTTCAAGTAGCATCGAAGGAGATATTTGTAAACACAAAGAATGATTTAATTTAACTATGCTTTATGAGAAATTTCCTAAAGGCTTAGTACATAAAAACTGCCCTTTAAAAGTTGTTGATTTAATTTTAACCGTAAAGAAATGACCTCATTAGAAACCTACTACAATAAAACATACTGGCTATCAGAACCAAACACGCTCGCACGTAAAAGCGAAGAACTTATTCGAGTAAAGTTTGAAGATTTACCACAAGAACATAAAATGGCGATTGAAGAAACTTTAGGCTATAAACTTTATCGGCTCAATGAAGCGTGGAGGAATTTAAAGAAAGCTATTTTAAAATCAATTACTCCCCAGCAACTCTGCTAAAATCTCAGAAAGAACAGTACTCGAAATTAAACCTCCGAGTGATTCAAAGTTAGGGCTTTCTGAAAAACTTTGATTTGGTAGTGGCGAGTAATAAATTGCACAACGGCAGTTTACGCAGTTAGCTGCACCTCCGTTTGGGTCTCCTGGGTATTTCATTTGCGTACCGCCAACATTAAACGTTTCCTCTTTCAGTATCGGTTTTTTGCTCAACATTTCCAAATGGTCGGGACGTGTTCGCATATCACTCACAGGAATCCACGTTTTTTGTAGCTTAAATGTCGAATCCTGTACGTTTATTTCGGCAGCTTGCGAACTTATATAAGTCGTTTCAGTTCGAGCAATCAACAACGCTCGCTTCTTTGCGATTGTACCAGTTGTGCGAAGTGATATTTCTTTGGCAATCTGTGGTTTTGTTAAATTATTCTTAATACCACGCTCAATAGTATCTTTAATTAATTTTCGTGTGTAGTCGGTTATCTTACTGATTCGTTCAGTAATCTCTAAACTCGTAGCAATCCTTCCCAATTCGGCTATTTTTTCAGCGTCACGAAACGCAATGTTAATTGCTTGAATCGGGTCTTTGTCTTTCTTGATTGTTTGCTTGAACTGTGCTGCATGAAATTTTAAGAACGCCTTACCTGCTTTCGGGTAGAACTCGTTGTAACCTTCAATAAACGCCTGTGGTGTTATTTCTCGGTCAATATGCAAGGCTAAAACCTCAATAGGGTAGAAGTCAATGACCTGCTTTATATTAGCTACTTGCCTTTTAAGCACTTTCAAAAAGAAAGAATACGCATAACGTTCTATTCGAGCGTTAAACTTGCTGTAAACTTTACCGTATGCTATTTTTTCTTTTTGGGTCATTACTCGAAAGAATCTTGATTGTTTTTAAATCCAAAAAACTGCTTTATTTCATAAAGTAAGCCTATTTCTTTAATAACTCTATCTTTTGGCGATACTGGCTTTACTTGTGTGCTTTCTGTTCTTACAACCTCTCTTGGGCTTAGTCCACGCTCAATATAAGTAGTAGTGTCTCGTAAAGGTAATTTTTCTTTTTTTAATCTTTCAAATTCATCTACCGCAAGCGAAGTATTTATAATTGGGGGCTCTCGGTCTGTATTTAGTGTTTCAATAGGATTAAGCCCGTGCTTTTTTCTTTCTAAATTAATTAAAGATGTTTTTGTACGAAAATCAAAAAGTGCATCATCTTTATATCTTAATTTATCGTTAAACCTTTTATCAAATTCCGCTACCACCTTATCAGCTTCGGCAAGAATCTTATCAAAAGTCAATTCACCATTATTTGACTTAACAACATCGCACCAAAGTTGTTGACGTATTAGTTCTGTGTTTTTTGTGTTGCACATGGGTTGTTTATGATTATAAATTGGGTTAGGACTAACTTCTCTTAAAATACTTTCGTTTTTAACTCGATTCATAAGTCCAATAGGTTGCGTTTCGGCTATACTACCTATTGGCAATTCTATTTTTTCGTTAATAGACCTTGCAACTCTTTTAATAATTTCACGCTGAATATATGCGTCTATCTGTTCGGGTGAGTGGTAATAGTTAATGTTTTTTGTGCTTTGAAATATAATCTTCATAAATTCCACACAATGGAGAAATATAAAACACATTCCCAACCCAAAATATTATTCTTGTCACATTAGTAAATGTAATATTTAAATAAATGACATTATCCCATAAATGCCACATTGAACAGCATATTGCTATCGTTACAGCAAAAATCCATAAAACATAAGCAATTTTTAAGCGTGTCATAATGATTAAATTTAAAACCCAGCACCGCCAACATTAGCAACATCGGGCAATGTATTTGATAAATCGTCTAAAATCTGCTTGTTTGACCCTACTAAAATCTTATCACCATTTTCCCCTGTATAATTTGCATACTTCCAAATGGCTCTAATTTCGTCAATAGTAAATGCCCCTGTGTCGCTCATTTCTTTTGCTGTGTCACGTAATTGTCGCTGTACTTCGGGAAAAACCGTAGTATCGAAGTCTAAGAATAAACTATCATCACCGTAACTTGGAATAAACCAAGTATTCAACGCATTAGCAAGTGCAATTAAATGAGGAATAACTCCATCAGATAATGAATTTAATCGAGCTGCTTGCATATTATCTTTGGTCGAACTTTGATGGTCATTGAGCAATACCCGACTATCAACATGAAATAAAGATGCCCACGTTTGAATGTCAAACTTCTGAGTTTCAAGTATTTGAAGGTCAACTGGCGACATTCCTATTTGAATACTTTTCAACGGCACAGAGTTTAATACAATACCTTGATTTCCTGCTTCTCTTAACCGCTTACGCATATCTTCATTAAGAGTATCAATGGTTTTACCATCAGGCAACATTGATTCGTCAAAATCGGGTTTTAAGTCAGGGAAAATCAAACTTGATGCACCCCTATTTTGCAATGCTTCCGTTTCAGCATCTAAGGCTTCATTTGACTTTTTTAATTGCCTTGCTGCTGATTTTAGTACGCTCATACCAGCAAGGTGCGACCCTGCTGTTTGATAGTCTGCTGAAAAGTTACGAATGACGCACACTTGTTCTGGCATTATCTTTACATTCGGGTTACGCTCATCAATATAATGGTCAATAATATTCAACCCTTGACCACTTATAGCTTTGATGTAATTTGATGGCATCAGCCAAATTTGCTGTATTTTATTAGCATTAAGCCCGTTATCCGTCCAAACACCTTGAAAAACAGAATTGCCCACAAACTGCTTAAAAATAAAATATCCGTACACGAACTCGTCCCAGCTCATTAACGGATTTGGATTTTTTAAAACGTCTAAAATCGGGTGGCTTTCAATCTCAGTAAACGCTTCATTTTTTAACTTAACTGCATCTGAAATGTTCTCAAAACCTCCTGCTTTTTGAATGGCTTGATACCTTTTGGCTGCAATTTTATTCTTTGTTTTGTATAGTATAGGTGGCGGCACGGTCATTTTCTTAGCACACCAATCAGCAATCGTAAATACTACATGATTTTGCTCAAATCCATTTCGTAAGTAAGTGTCGTTATTGTCTGTATAATACATTACAGGATTAGCTCCGTGTATTCTAAAAACTAACTGTGCTGGTTGGGCGGCAATCGGGTTTAGTGTAAGGGATTTTTCCTGTTTATCTTTAGATTTGAAAAAATCGAATATTCCCATTTTTATTTATTTTTAGTTGTGTGTTATTTCATTGTCCATGCTCGACTTCTCACGGTTTTAAGTTCAAATATTTGACGCATCATAAACATATCCATTAAATCGGGGCTTTGTCCATTTAGCAAAACCTTCATTTCCTCTTTTGGAATAATACGAAGTTTGCCATCTGAGTCTGTCTTATATTTCTTAATCGCTTTTCTTTCTTCAATAAAACGCTGACGAACTGTTTTATTTTTGTCATATATTTTATTAGCAACTCGTTCACTTATTAGATATTCGTTGTTCTTTACCGATATTCCACTTTTATAAAAGCATTGAGTTTTTAAGTTAAAATAGTTTTCTTGACTTTTTTTGCCTGTGTTGTCTTTTACTTCAATCGGGGAAGAACCATTTTTGAAAGAAATTGCACCTTGAATAAATCCATCAATAAACCCACCTACTCCATCAGCATCATAACAAATCTTATTGTTTGGTACATGATACGCAACCGCCATTTTTTTAATTTGGTTTATCACATCTGCACCGTTCGACTTATCTATGATTTCAATATCTTCAAGGCTTTTACCCTCCCAGTATCCAATAACAAACTTATCTGACCCCTCTAATGCAATATCGGCAGTTATAAATCTTTCGCTGCTTTTTACTGAATAAAAATTATTAAACATTCCAACAAACTCTTCATAAGGGTAAATATCTCTATCGTTCGGTATATGCTTCCAATTCCCTTTTAAAAGTTGTGCTTGTGTATCTTCATCTTGACTTAATAAGTTCGCAATATAATTCGGGTCTTTTTCAAGTAGCTTCTTGTTATCGTAAACCGACCCCGAAATAAAAGAAAGCGATTTAATAAAGTTTTCAGGCAATAGTCCTGATTTCAAAACCATTTCTTCAAGAAAATACCACGCCTTTTCCTCTACTTCCTTAAAAGAATCACCCCAAATATAGTTACTTCCATTTTTAATAAAATATCTAACTTTTGCATCACGTTCGGGTATTGGATAGCCTGTTTCTTGGTCAATCCACCACTCAATCAATTTTGCAACCCAACTATCGGGGTCTGGATTACACGTTGCACGAACATAAGGTTTTACGCCACAAGCTGAACGGTTTCGTGACGTTAAGTAAAAGAACTGACTTTCTGAAAAGTGAGTTAGCTCGTCGAACCCAATAAACGGTATTTGCGAGCCTTGCCATGAAAGTTTATCTTTTTCATACTCCATGTGTGCAAACTTCAACTTATTGCCAAAGTCGAATGACCACTCAAGCATTGATTCCCTCGGTGTTGCTCCGACATAAGGGAAAATTTCCATTGATGTGTCCCACAATCCGCCCTCATTCCTAATTTGTGGAGTTGTTCGTCTAAATATTACACCGCCAAAGCCTTTTACTTTTTTGATAAAGTGCAACGGCTCCAAAAGTAAAGAAAATGTTTTCCCCACACCTGCGGCACTTCCACCTATCACTATATCGGCAGGTGACGATAAAAACCTCATTTGAAAGCCGTCTTGCGGTCTAACTATTTCTTCAACGACCATTTGAAGGTAATTCAAAAACTCTTACAGTTTCTATTTTTTCACCTAAACTTGTTAAATCTTGTTTTTGAGTAGCAAGTCCAAAGCGTTCGTCCATTATTGTTTTATACGCCAAAGTGTCACCATCACGAGCTTTTTTCAATTGTGCAAGTGCGATGATTTCGAGTTGAGTAAACTCCTTCTCTTCTTCGTTAAATGGGCTTTCCATAAACTCCTTTATTTTTAGGAATTTCTTCCAAACTGTCGCCCTGTTTAGTGTTCCTTTTGGCTTCCCTTTCGGGTTTCTTACCTCTCCTTTTTTAGGCGGTATGATATTGTTTTGTCCTTTATTCATGCCAAATCATTTCCAAATCATTGTCTCGTTGGATTTCGTTGTGATGCTGGGCTTGGTTTTCCTTGCCCCGCCTTCGCTGCACGTGTTGTATTTATTTTTTTGTAACCTTCTGAACCTGATGCCATATCTTTATTTTGTTATCGCTTTCCAAAGCTGTTCGTATCTAACTTCTTTCTTTATTGTTTTTTAGGTTTTTATAATTTCTTGATTCCATTCGTACATCCAATCGTACAAAAACTTCGATTCTTCTATTACAAAATGTTCAATATTCTGGCTACTTCTTAGGTTAGCCGAACCGTGCATAGCTATAAATAAACCACAATGTGTTTCAATTAGGCAAGTCTTTTGATGAGTACCTGCAACGGCTAACTGAAACTTATCTTCAAAGTCTAATTGCTCATAAGCATAAGTAATTAGATTGTTTCTTTCATGCGAAAAAAAGTGGTGTGAAATTATCAAATCCAACTCATCAACATACCCACCTTTGAGTAAATTTCTTAACGAATCAATATTGTTTTCTGACATAGACAAAGTGCCTATTGTCATTTTTTTTATGTGGTAATTTTGCCTAACAACTAATGCTTCAATGAAATCTCCAAAAATAAAAGAACCGTTTATGACGGCAACATATCGAGACCCTTTTTTTATTTCAATATTTTCGGCAAAATCTTTTGCGTACCTATATTTAACCATTTCTTCGGATATATCATCGGGCAATGGTGGTTTTATGATTCTGCTTTTAAATTCTCTTCCGAAAACAACTTTTTTTGGCGAGAAATGTACTGGATTAAATTCAAATGCAATTTTTGTTTCGTTCATATTTTCATAGTTTATATACATAAAAATACGAAAAAATCTCCAAAAAATCAAGCTACTTAAATACTAAAATCTTAAAAAAAACTCCTACCGTTGGGTCGTGATTACCATTTAGGCTTAATATTTTTAATGAGCCATTTTTTTAAATATCTATACTTAACATTGTAGTAATTGAGAAGTAAACGGTAAGAAAGTAAAAAAATAGCTATTTCATAGAAAAAATACTTATTCAACAAAACAAATGTATTATTTTATTTGCAAATAACAAAAAATGAACTAAGAATAATAGCGTTGTAAAATTATTTTTAAAAATAAATACGAAAACGCTTGACTTATATATAGTTTATATGCTATATTTGTATAACAAAAACAAACAGATAAATAATTAAAACTATGAACTCAATTAACTTCACTTACGAATCAGACGACAAGATAATTTATTTAGAAATTGACGGAAAAGAAGCAGGTAGTTTAGAATTGACTACTTATTACAACGACCTTTATCAAATAGAATTGATTGAAATTGAAGAAGAATTTAGAGGTAAAGGATTTTATAAAATGTTTTTAATCGCAGCTTTAAACATGGTGCCGAATATCACAGGCCTTTTTTCAAATGATAGAAACCAATATTCAAACAAGGTTTATGAAAAATGGACTGGAGTAGAATTAAACCCTAAACAAGAAATAGTAATTTATTTAGAAAATGATAAATTAAATTTTACACTTTAAAAATACTATGAACCCTCTCAAAAACGCCCGATTAAGTTCTGGACTATCAGTAAATCAAGTTATTGAAAGGTTAGGCATTAAACAACCGTCATACTGGCAACTTGAAAATCAAAATATTTCCGTTGATAAACTCGCTGAAATATGCGAGAAAATGAACTGGAAACTGACAATTGAAATTAATTTTAACAAAGAATAAAATGAACTTTTCAAATGCAATCCATAAAGATTTAACAACTAATGGTGTCGAAGAATCAATTTTTACAACTATTCAGTTCATAGACAATCCTGTTGCAAATAAAATTACAGTTGAACGAAGTCAAGAAATTGAGGCACTATTAATGCCAAAACTTATGGCTGCATTTGATGAGCTAAAAAAGACAAGTCCGCTATTTTCTAAGAAATCAAAGAAATAATAAGTTCAAATGTCTTGAAATATGCGAGGAAATTAACTATTAAAATCAAGACTCTCGAATGAGGGTCTTTTTTATGCAAAAAAAACACCTAAGATAAAATCAAAGGCGTTTAAAATTGGCTTGTATTTAATCAAATTAATCAAAACGACAAACTATGAAAAGTATTTACTCACAACAAATTTAGAGTTTAGTAACAGAATCGAACTGTTCAAAGTAGTTTTGCAGACTACCACCCACCCAATGAGCATACTAAACTTAAATTAAACACAACACGAATCTAAGAGCGGATTGAATAAATACCACCATTTTGAAATTCAATTCCTCGCCCGCAAGTGCGAACGTCTAACGTGTTGTACTTTTGGTGGAATAAAACAAGTGAATCCGCATTCTTCTTATTTGTGCTAAATGTAGGAGTCGAACCTACTAATGGGCAAACTAAGGTGTGTGCTGTTTTATGTTTAAACCATTAAACTATTCGGCGATTCTCCGAAGCTGTCATTTTAAAATGTTAGCCCTTACATTTGTATGTACTCATTACACTAATTTAGCCCTGTATTCTGACATGATACATTACGCCTATTTTTATACAGAAATGGTACTGTTATTCTAAAATTATGTCATTTTTCATAAATCCCTATTTGTAAGTTATATTAAATTCTTAATTCAATTCGCTATTTAAACTCTCAATAGTAAAGTCAATAAACTCTTTACCTTTTTCAACTATAACTTTGTAAGTCTGACTATGATAAATTAGATTATCATTAAACCCGTAATGCTTTGATAAAATATCTTGAAAAGGCTTTACAAAGTTATCAATGTCTGCATTTTTTGTACTATATCCGACTGTGTAAGTTATTGATAATTGCCCTTTTGGTATTTCCATTTTTGGGAGAAGTCTTTTGACTAAAAACTCATAAGTATCGTAACTTTTTGTTCTAAATCGTTTTCCCTTAAAAACTTCGTTTACACTCAACGGTTTTATATCTATCCTCATTCTTTCAAAAATTCACAACTTTGACCGACAAATGCTGATTTGATATATGATTGACGCTTACTGGCAGCGTTCAAATGTACATCATAACGCTTACATCCCTCCCTTATTGGGCAATGATTTTTAAATTTACTTTTCCCTACTCCATTACAAGCTGAAATATCTGCCATAAAAAATAAAGACGGCTATAAACCGCCTTATTAAGTTTCAACCCTAAATCTATGAAAAACTATTACTTCGACTTTAAAAATAAAACATTGCGTTTCTTTACGAAAAAGATTGTGCAGTTAAAAAAAGATGAATAAGTATTATATTCAATAGGGGCTACCGCAATGTTTTTATTCGATACAAAATTTGAAGCATAAATAAATGTTAGAAATATTTACACTTCAAAAATACGAAAGTTTTTTGAGAATATCAAAGAAAAGTTATTCTGTTTTTGATAATGATTTTAAATCAAATACAATTCCTTTGCAGTAGAGTTCACCATCTTCAAAAATTTCAAATCCTGCCGTTTCAATACTTTCTGCATCAATTATCCAAGAGCATATAATTTCCCCATTTTCATTTTTCGGACACCAAACTGCATCAATTTGAAAAAATGGAATGCTTTTCTTTTTGTAAAACTTCAATTCTTCTTCTTTAATAATTTCACCTTCGGCACTTAGATAAGCAGAACCACCATCGTGGCAACCAATTTCATCATAAATAGCACCTTCAAACTCCATTAGGTCATCTGATGCACCATAAACAATTACTAATCCGTTTTCTTTGGCAATTTCTGCTTCATTTGACTTCGTCTCATTGCCGTATTCACGACCATTTAAAATCCCTGCAAGTTCTTCTTTTGTCATTGTTTCAATATTTAAACGTTAAATTATCATAAACTAACTACTATTTTCTATTATTGACAGTAAACTCAAACACTTCTAACGCTTCCGAATCAAGACCAATTCCGCAACACTTTTCAATATCTTCTTTCGTGTACTTGTTATCAGTAAATTCAATTAACCGAGCGATAACTTTTTTGTACTGGTAACGGCTTTCAAAAACCATATCTCGTGTGCCTTCGCCAAAACTTATACGCATATTCAGAAACTGCATATAATCTTGAACTGACATATATCCTTTTTCGTGTATATATCTAACCACGGTGCGAATTTTAACATGACAATCACAGTCTAAATGCCTTTTAAAACACAAGTATTCGACAAAATCTAACTCAGACGGCTTAAACCAGTCTTTGATTTTTTGTATAAAGTTTTTCATTTCTTCTTATAATAAAAGTGACACCTAAATAAAATTCTTATGCAAAGCACTTGATGAACTCGATAAAACTTTCTTGCTGTGATTCCTAATTTTTTGGACATTTCCGTCGGTTTAAAATATCCGTTATCGTTGAGTAACTGCTTAGAATATTTCACGTAGTTTCTTTTGCTTAGGTATTTGTGAAACGCTGAAAGTTGACAGTCAATTATTTCTTGTTCGGTCATTTTCCAAAAGTCTTATAAAAGTAAATATACACGACTGTAACAAGAAAAAACATAATAGCATAATTCGTTCTACCTAATAGAAATACATAAGTTGCTTTTGTAACTAAACAAAAAACACAAATTACAAAAACAGGCTTACTTTTTAATAGTTCTATCATAATCTTACTTTTATTGTTTACTTATTAACTGCTAAAGAACTATAAAAAGGCTTGTTAGGAGACTTAGAACCCTTACCCAAAAGACTTTCATCTTTCAAGTTAGGGAAACTACATAACTGCTACGTCACTACGTTAGGAATTATGAGGATATTGATTTTTAAGTCTTAAAGACCCCCTTACGCTGTATCAATAATTAGACTCAAACAGTTGCGACTACGCTTATCCCTATGTCGCTTTAAAGTATAAGAAGGTGGGTTTCTCGTCACTCATACTCGATTCTATTTTCAATCTTTCAAAACTCTTTTACCAATCGGGAACGTTTTGAGAAATTAGCGGAAACAAAAAAACCGCACCAAATTAATGATACGGTTCTGTGAGTTTGACCTTACAGGAATAAGCTGCCAAGCGAATGTAAGGTATTGGAGTTTACTTTTTGGGTTTCAAGTTCTTTAGACGCTTCGCTTGGCATAGTTCCGCTATCATTGTAATTCAAAGGTAAAAACTATTTTTTAGATTTCAAATAGTTAAATTGAAATTATTTTAATTTTTCTTTTTCAATCTGCAAACAAAGTTTCAAAATGTCGTCACGCACCTTTGTAGATAATGCGTATTTTTCTTGAAGTTTATTCACTTTCTTGTGTATGTCTATTTTAATCATATTTTTCAAAATAAAATACTACCTGCTTATTTGTTTCTTCAACAAGTCCGAAACTCTTTGCAAAATGATAGTTTGATGAATATTTTCTTAGTCTTTCGACTTGCTTTTGCATTTCATTTCTGAAAGTTTCTACACTCATTGTTTTCTTGTAGTTATTGCACTTTTTGCATGATGGCATTAAGTTACTGTACTCATTTGTGCCTCTAACTACATTCATGCGTTTAAGTTCTTCGTTAGAACTATTTCGGTATATCGGGATAATGTGGTCAATTTGCATAGAAGTTATATCTATTTCGCTTCCGCAATAACCGCAACGAGAACCAAATTTGTTTAGAACTCTTTTTCTATCTATTTTCATTCTACGGTGATATTTACTTTTAATCCTAACTTTTCTGCTTCGACTTTGAGTTTGTCCATAATCGGCTGTAAAATTGATTCTTTTTGCAGAGGTTTTATGTATTTCCAAGCTACTAAATAAGAAACATTTGCATTATCTTCACAATAATATGTTTCGTTGTGTTTTACTACAAATACACGTTCATAAGCACCTATGTCATCCCTAAAATTAGAAGCAAAAACCCGCTCCCCTTGTTTCGGCTCCCATTCTGTGAAATAAAAAGCGTTCCATTGTTCGAGGGTGATAACTGTTTTATTGCGACATTCACGCCAATAATTCAATGTTCCGTTGTAAAACCCTAAAAACTCACCAACTCCTTGATATATACCATTTTTATTGTCAAGAAACCACTCTATGAATTTTGGCATAAGTGGCGAGTCTTTTTCTTTGTGGGTGTCAATTACCCAGTTTTGCGGTAAATTTTTCATAGTTTTTATTCTTTAATTGTTGCTAATCCGTTTTCAATAAGTGAAAAAACATCGTAATGCTCAGACAAAAAATACTGAAATATTTCATACGGTGCTTGTAAAACTAACTTGTTAATATTTGCAGAATCATTAAACCACGCTTGAAAATACTCATCGTAGGCATCGCACCATTTACCAAGGCCTATAAATTCGTTAACTTTTCGTAAGTCGCCTGAATCACCAAATTGAGATAATGGGCGTAATAGTGGCTTAAACATCCAAATGTGTTCAGTATCCGCAATACCTATTCCAATTTTTGTGTCAATTTCCCATTCAAAATGTGCGATTTTACACATCGTTTCTTCGGCCATTACTTCTCCATCTATAATGAATTGCAAATCAAGGCTGTAAGGCAAATACGGTGCGAGGTGTTCAAGTTTTAATTCCATAGTTTTTTTTGATTAATTGATACACAAAAGTAAAAACAAAATCCGAAATAAAAAATAAAAGTTACTTTTTTTTATATGAAACTTTTTATTACCTTTGCATTGAACTAAACATCAAAAAAAACATGGAAATACACGAAACACTAAAAGAGTTGAGAAAATCAGTACAACCTCGACTAACACAGTCCGAGTTGGGAAAAAGAATTGGCAAGGGTGGGTATAAAAAAAGTCACATATCTAATATTGAGCGTGGACGTATCTACATAGGTCAAAAACTTGTCAATGATTGGCAGCGTGCGTGCGGATTAGAGCCGACTTTGATTTTAAAGAAAACAAAAACTTTCTAAAAAAGTTGCATATAAATTTGCGTAACAAATTTCTATCTATTACATTTGTAGCACGTTAAACAATTAATCAAAAAAAACATGAACGCATTAACTCAAAGACTACAAAGTAAAATGATGCAAGCAATGAAAGTTACATCATTGCCAGTACGTACAAAAAGTCGTTACGACTACATACAAATGACTGCAACGTCGGATAATTTTAACAAAGGAAATATTATTCGTCTTGCAAACTTTCTCATCAAGTCGGGCGAATGTAAAACCAAAACAGAATCTTTTTCTGAGGCTTGGAGATTAGCAAAAGAGAAAAAAGCAAGTTTTGTGAAAGTTTCTATTTCTGATTATCAATTTTGGACTAAAGGGAACTAATGACAAAAAACAACTCTACAAACTGGGCGAGAAATCAACCGAAGCGATACGAAGGCGAGATTCGTCAGCAATATGCCGACACAATAGAGTTCACATTATTCAACAGTTCAAAACCTTACAAAGTAGGCATTCGGGATGATAGAGTAGAGTCTAAAATAGCAGAATGGGTAAAATTAGGAATAAAATTTAAACAAATATCAAAATGAAAATTTTAGTATGCTACTGGAATGGGGAAGAAATGAAAAAAGAAACTGTTTCTATTTTAGATAATCAACCTTTAGAGGAAAAGAAAAAGGCTGTAAAAAGAGCTGAGTTCATTGCTCAGAAATGCAAAGAAATTACAGGATTTAACCCTTCATCGTTTTCAACAATTTAAAACTATGCAAAAGATTTTTCAAGTTATCGACACGTCCGACTGGACACCTATTATTTTGTTTGGTGTAATTCTCATGGCAATAGTTGCCTTCATTGAAATCAATGAAAAGAAAAAAGACGATAAAATCATGGTCAATGGTATTATGGTTCATAATGACTACGACCCTATCGGCTTTAGATTCTTGTTCGCATGGTGCATTTTTGTCAGCGTTTGCGTTGTGTTCGTAGTTTACAAATACTTCACAACGAAATGAAAAAGAAAATCAATTCAGCGATTTCATGGTGTATATTTTTAGGGTTTTGTTGGTTTATTATTGCATCTTTTAATCAGTTAATTAAATGAGGGAAATAAAATTTAGGGGCATATCTAAAGAAACAAATGAGTTTATTTTTGGATATTTGAGTAGTAATGGAGAAAGTTTTTATATTGGTAATCATGGGGAAAACTACCGTTTTGATGAAGTAAAAAAAGAATCAATATGTCAATTTACAGGACTGCACGACAGAAAAGGTGCATGTATTTACGAAAATGACATTGTAAAGTGGGATGATTGTTCAAATGGAGAATATTGGCGTTTTGCCGTTGTTCAAATAAATCCAGACATTCAATTTAATTGTAGCTTAATTGAAAAGGTAGGTGATATTAATAATTCTTCAAGTCACATTTTTAAACTTTCAAAGTTTGCTTATGAAGATACTGAAAAATATCTTGAAATTATCGGAAATATTCACCAAAACCCCGAACTACTCAAATGAAAAATTTCAACAAATGGATACCTGTTTTTCTCGGCGGCGGCTCATTACTTTACTTTGTCTTTAGAGCTTGTTTTAAGTTTTAATACACTTCACGGAACGGTTTACGGGGTTCGATTCCCCACCGTGAGCAATGCAATAATGCAGAAATAAAACACAAAAACTATGTCAAATTTAGCAATAATAGGCACTAAGCTAAACGAAAGTATTAGCAATGTGCTATCAGCAACACAAGTATTAGGATTTGAAAAAGCCTTTTTAATTGCACAGGCAGTTCAAGAACTAAAAACGGCACTAACACCCGAATATATGAAGCCTATCATGGACTTGCAAGGCAATAGACTTGGCTTCAAAACAGACAAAGATAGTAGTACTGGTTATGCCGAACCAATTGTTAAAAACTGCCTTATTGAAGCCGTTTTGACAGGTGTTCAGCCTTTCGGAAATCAGTTCAATATCATTGCTGGCAATATGTACATCACAAAGGAAGGTTTTGGATATTTACTTTCAAATTTAAAAGGTTTATCGTATGAAATTATTCCAAATTTACCACGAATCAACAACGAAAAAACGAGTGCGGCAGTATCAATGAAAATTACCTATTCATTAAATGGCGGTCAAAAGCAAGAAAAAGAAATTGACATACCTGTAAAAATGAACGCAATGATGGGTACTGATGCCGTAATTGGAAAAGCTACAAGAAAGGCTCGTGCATGGCTTTACAATACAATTACAGGCTCGGAAGTTGCAGACGGAGACATTGCCGATTTTGATGGAAAAGTACAAGTAGTTGGCTCAGTAATAAGCACAAAGGAAAAGCAAGCGGAACAAGAAATTGAGCGAGTGATGGCACACATAAATAAAGCTCAAACACTCAAAGATTTAGACGATGCAGATTTTGTAGCAGCAGTTTATGAACACAATTTAATTGATGCTTTAGAAGCAAAGAAAGAAGGACTTAAAACAGCAAAAAAATGAAAGAAATAAATTTTGACAAGTATCTGTTTAGGTGTTCGGCAATCGGCAAGATTATTTCAAAAAGTGGAAAACTGATTGAAGGCAACAAAACATACCTAAGAGAATGTTTTATCGGAGAAATGCACGATATTAGAAAAGACATTTCTTCTAAGTATTTTGACAAGGGTAATTTATGCGAACAGGATGCAATGCAAATACTACAAGATGCACTTTATCCTAAATCATTTGTAAAGTCGTTTAAAAAGCACGTTTCTAACGATTTTATTCAAGGCACGCCAGACGTTGTAATGTCAGATTATTTGTACGACATCAAGAACGCATACGACCGTTTTACTTTTGCAAATGCAGAGAAAACATGGGAATACGAATGGCAGATTAAGGCTTATTTATGGATTACTGGCAAAACAAAAGGGCGTTTGTTTTACACGCTTACAAATATGCCCGAAGAGCTTTTGCAAGATGAAGAACGCAAATTGTTTTATTCACATCGCCCGAAATTTATAAGCACCGAGCAAAAGGAATATTTAGAAGCGTGCGAAGAACTCCGTAAAAAGTTAGATTTTACCCAAATGGCAATACACGAACGCTTTAAACTTTGGGAAATAGAACTAACAGAATCGGACATTGAAACAATGAAAACCGCAGTAATTAATGGCAGAAATTATATGAAGCAGTTGCACGAAGAACAACTTGACTTATATAATCAAAACTTAGAATTGATGATACAGGCACGTAAATAATAAACTAACAGGTGGGGCATTATACACCCCACCATTAAAATCTTAAAACTATGCAAGAAAAACTTTTCTTTTTTGATTTAGAGACAACTGGCGTAAAATTTTGGAAAAACGGCATACATCAAATTGCTGGAGCAATTCGCATTGATGGAGAAATAAAAGAAACATTCGATTTTAAAGTAAAGCCTTTTGAAAGGGCAGAAATTGAAGAAGATGCCCTGAAAGTCGCAGGAGTAACAAAAGAGCAAGTATTAAATTATCCGAGCATGGATGTTGTTTTTGCTCAAATATCGGCAACTCTTACAAACTACGTCGATAAGTTTTCAAAAACAGATAAATTTCACTTAGTTGGATACAATAACGCTGCATTTGATAACCCTTTTTTTCGTGCCTTTTTTGTTCAAAATGCAACAACCGAAAAAGAGCGACAATACGGAAACTATTTCGGCTCATGGTTTTGGTCTGATTCGCTTGACGTGATGGTATTGGCGAGTAATAAATTAAGAGCCGAACGCCACAAACTTGTAGATTTCAAGCAATCAACCGTGGCAAAGTATTTAGGCATTGAAGTTGATGAACAACGATTACACGATGCACAATACGATATTGATATTTGTATGAAAATTTTCGACAAAGTTTCTAACTAAATTAAAACTATGAAAAGAAAAATAGAAGAAAAACAGATTGACGACATTTATATTTTTGAAGTGACAGCTCAATTTCTTTTAGACCATGCCGAAGATAATATTTTACCGAATTGGTGGTGTACCAAAAAGTTAAAATCAAGTCTAAAAACAACCGTTGAAGAACTAAAAAAAGCAACTTCTATTCCTTTTGTGCAAGATTCTACGACCGCCACACCTGAGATGGTAGAGCAACAAATTACAGGTTCAATTTTAGCCGAACAAAATATGCGAGTAGCTTTAAAGTTCAATAGACTAACTAAAGATGAGCAATTTAGATTTCAAATGTTGTACGAAAATTTATTAAGTCAATTTAAAATGGATTTATCATGAACATAGGACAAGCAATTAAGCGTATAAGAACAGAAAAAGGAATATTGCAAATTGAGCTGGCAAGAATGGCAGAAATAAGCACAAACGCACTATGTCAAATTGAAATTGTAAATGTTTTTCCGAACAAAAACACTATCAATTCTATTTGCAAAGCGTTA